ACTGTGTAATAGCACTAGAACGTAATCAACAATCTTCTGATGCTAAAGAAGCACAGACTACTAGACTTAGAGTTCTTAAGTCTAGATATACTGGAGAAGTAGGGACTGCTGCTTACCTTCATTATGATACTGACTCAGGAAGATTATCTGAAGTAGAAGACTTTGATAGTGAGGACTTTGCTGAAGAACCCGTTCCATTTTAAGGAGGTTTATGAAATCTTATGTCTTTGATATAGAGACAGATGACATCAAAGCCACAAGAATATGGTGCATATCAGTATTAAATACTGAGACAGAAGAACAATTAACTTACGGCCCTTCAGAATTATTTGAGGGACTTCGAATGCTAAAAGAAGCAGATAAGTTAATAGGTCACAATATTCTAGGTTTCGATATACCAGTAATTAAAAAGCTTACTGGTGTTGATCTGTACGATAAAATTATAGTAGATACTTTAGTTCTTTCCAGACTGTTTAATCCCATAAGAGAAGAAGGGCATAGCCTAAAAGCTTGGGGATTTAAATTAAAACTTCCTAAGATTGACTTTGAAGAGTACTCCACATTTTCTATGAAGATGCTTGAGTATTGTGAAAGAGATGTATTAGTAAATTATAAAGTTTATAAGCATCTTAAAGAGGTGGAAGCTAAAGGCTTTTCTAAGAAGTCTGCAGATCTAGAACATGCTGTAGCTATTATAGTGAGCAAACAAAGGGAACATGGCTTTCTTTTTAATTTCCATTATGGCTCTACCTTATTAGTTAAACTTGATGTAGAGCTAGATAATATAAGAGAAGAGATACAGAAAGATCTTATAGCCAGAAAAGAAGTTACAGAAATATATCCAAAGTTTAATCCTAAAGGACTCCTTCTAAAAACAGGAATAACTGCAGAAGGTAGAGGGATTAGACTGACGGAACTTGAGCTTGAAACTATTCAAAAAGAAGACAAGGTTAGCCGAATTAAGATTGAAGAGTTTAATCCCGGTTCTAGAAAACAGATAGGGATACACCTTCAAAGGCTAGGCTGGATTCCGTTAGAGTTTACTCCGACAGGACAACCCAAAATAGATGAAACAATCCTTTCAAAGATAACTAATATCCCTCAAGCAGCATTGCTTGCAAAGTATTTAACTCTTCAGAAACGTATAGCTCAGTTAAAAAGCTGGTTAAAAGAGGCAGACGATGATGACAGAGTAAGAGGCTTTGTAAATCATAACGGTACAATCACAGGTAGGATGACTCATTATGATCCCAACATGGCACAAGTTCCTAGTACATCTTCTATGTATGGCAAAGAGTTTAGATCTTGTTGGATTGTTCCCAAGAACTACAAGCTGGTAGGTATAGATGCGAGTGGATTAGAATTAAGAATGTTAGCTCACTATATGAAGGATGAAGGATATATAAATGAAATCATTAACGGAGACATTCATACCACTAATCAAAGATTTGCAGGACTTGAATCGAGAGATCAGGCAAAGACTTTCATCTATGCACTTATATACGGGGCAGGAGATGAAAAACTTGGAGCCGTGGCTAAAGGAAATAAAAGAACTGGAGCAAAACTTAGAAAATCTTTTATCGCTAATCTCCCATCATACAAACATCTTAAAAATAGAATTGGAAGAGAGGCAGCAAAAGGAAAAATTAAAGGATTAGATGGGCGTATGTTAATTATTCGTCACCAACATAGTGCATTAAATACACTGCTTCAAGGGGCAGGGTCTATTGCTATGAAAGAAGCTCTTGTTATCTTAAACAATAAACTATCCCCATATGATGCACACTTTGTGGCTAACGTCCATGATGAGTGGCAGCTTGAGGTAGTCGAGGAGGAAGCAGATTATGTAGGCCAGTTGGGTGTTGAAGCCCTAGAAGAAGCGGGGGTTTCTTTAAGTTTAGAATGCCCTCTAACCGGGGAATATAAAGTGGGTAATAACTGGAAGGAGACACACTAATGAATAATATAGTTTCCGATATAAACAAAGCATTAGAAAAAATATCTTTAGGTGAACTTGAACTCTCAGAAAAGTTAATAGAACAATTTGGAGAAGATATTAAACAATCTTTAAGAGATTGGTCGATACCTAGAGAAGATAAAGGGTTTACTTTAAGGTTTTCTAATGTCGGTAAACCTTTAAGAAAGCTTTGGTATGAGAAAAGAAACCCTTCGAATAATCCTATTGCTCCATCCCTAAGTCTTAAGTTTCTATACGGTCATATGTTAGAACACTTAGTAGTTCTGTTAGTTAAGTTATCAGGGAACACTGTAACTGATCAGCAGAAAGAAGTTAGTGTTGAGGGTATTAAAGGACACCTTGATTGTAAGATAAATAATAAAGTTGTGGATGTGAAGTCAGCATCTCGTTTTGCTTTCTCTAAATTTGAAAAGGGATTGATCCCAGCAGATGATCCCTTTGGATACATTGCACAACTGGCTGCTTATGAACATGCTGAAAGGAGTGAGGGAAGTTACTTCTTAGTGATCAATAAAGAAACAGGAGAGTTATGTTCTTATGAGCCTGAAGAATTAGATAAGCCTGATGTACCACTCTTGTTAAAGAGTGTGATTAATTCTTTAGAGAGTGAATATAAACCTGATAAGTGTTTCCCTACTGAAGCTGAAGGGAAGAAAGGTAACATGAAAATAAATAAAAATTGCGGCTACTGTGAGTTCAAGAAGGATTGTTATCACGAAGCTAATGAAGGGCGAGGGCTTAGAGTATTTAAGTATTCTAAAGGTCTGATGTTTCTTGAGACAGTTAAGGCAGAACCTAAAGTAGAAGAAATTTATGAATGGTAAGAAAGCTAAAGATATAAATACTCTAGCTACCAAGCTTTTAAAAGATTGGATTATTAGAAATTCAAATATCTCTGAAGATTTTGATGATGCTAAACTAGAAAGTTACTTACCTAAAGATACTCATTTCATAGATGAAACTACAACAAAAAATAATTTTTATACTAAACGATGGACGGTGAGAAAATTAAAAAAGATTCTGAAAAAATACGAAAGCATTCCAGAAAACATAACTCTAGAAGAAATGCTCAAAATGTAAAATCAGGTTATCGAAAAAAAAGAGTAACTAGACCTTTACTTAAAAAGCCTGAGATTGAAGGGTATGATTCTAACTGGGAATATCTTCTCCATACTTCCATCTTAAAAGATTGGTCTATCCATACTGAAACTATTAAGTACACAATAGACCATACTTATCATCCTGATTTTATAAAAGTCTTTGATGGTAAGAAAATTCTTTTAGAGGCTAAGGGTAGGTTTTGGGATCACGCTGAATACAGCAAGTATGTTTGGATAAAGAAATACTTACCTGAAGACACAGAGTTAGTATTTCTTTTTGCGGAACCTACAGCCGCAATGCCCCAAGCTAAAAGAAGAAAGGATGGGACAAAGCGTACCCATTCTGAGTGGGCAGAGAGTAAAGGATTCAGATGGTATAGCTCTAGAAGCATACCTAAAGAATGGATAGATGCTACTTCTGAAGTTGAGGAAGATCCTAATTATGTCTTAGAGGTTGAATGAAATTAAATAATATTACACCAGAAGAAGGAGTTGATTATGAATAAGAAAAGAATAAAACAAAACTTTGTTTACAGAGGCCGTGTGGATCGAGTTTACGACGGGGATACTATATGGGTTACCTTAGATTTAGGCTTTGATATGTTGTTTCGATGTTCTATTAGGCTTAAAGGAATTGATACACCTGAATCTAAAATCAATATAAAAAAATACCCTGAAAGAAAAATAGAGAAGGCATTAGCTAAACTAGCTAAGAAAAGAATGAAAGAGCTTTGTGGTAAAGAAGTATGGGTAGAAAGTAAAAAGCTTTTGAAAGGTAGCACTATAGATAATGTAAAAGAAAGTACGGCTAAAGAGAAGTATGGCAGGGTGTTAGGCAACATCTATCAAATGGATGGTACTAACATTGCTGATGTACTTATCAAAGAAGGGTACGCTATTAAGTACAGTGGTAAAAAGAAAACT